ATGGTAGAAGATAGAATATTCTTGGACTTCAATGCAAATGATTACATCGTGAGGTTGTCTCCTTACGTAGATGACGCAGGTAACTGGACAGGTGAGTTGCTAGTGGGTACTGTTACTACAGATGAAAACGATATGACTGACGAAGATCACTACAACCTTATGGGTATAACCAAGATGGTATGTGCAGCAGTGCCAGCTATGGAAGAAGATGACTATGTTCGTGACACACTAACCAGTATAGTAGAGAGAGTTGAGGAAGACCTAGAAGAAGGTAAGCCAGAGGCTACAGTAGCCAGCGTAGAAGAGAATGTAATCAACGTCAACTTCAAACAAAAGGGGGGTAAGAAATGAATGTAACAAAGTTTTCAGATGCAGCCAACGAACTAGAAAGAGATGATGACATGGTAAACTCACCGTCACACTACAACTTTGCAGGTGTAGAATGTATTGACGCCATTCGTGCAGCAACAGGAGAAGAAGGTTTCTCGTACTACTTGCAGGGTAACATTATGAAATACCTGTGGCGGTACAAGTACAAGAATGGTCTGGAAGATTTGAAGAAAGCAGAGTGGTATCTCAACGTACTGATAGAAGATCAAGATGTTAGTTAAAGTATTCTTAACCCTTAACATAGACGAGAAGGAGTACCCAATGCCAGCAGACAATTTTATTAACGATGAAATTAGGGACGTGCTACAAGAATTTATCTACGATGTAGACGGCATGACGATCCAATCAATTAAAACAATATCGGAGTAGACACACATGAATAACTTTTTACCAACAGACTACCAAGCCTTCATACATACCTCACGGTATGCACGTTGGTTAGACAAAGAAGGCCGCAGAGAATCTTGGTCAGAGACAGTAGGACGATACATAGATAACGTAGTACGTAAGATAGCGGCAATACCTAGTGAGCAAGTAAGCAAGATTGAGGACGCCATCCTTAGCTTAGACGTTATGCCATCTATGAGGGCAATGATGTCGGCTGGGCCAGCACTTGATCGTGACAACACCGCAGGGTTTAACTGTAGCTACTTACCAGTAGATGACCCTAAGTCATTCGATGAGGCTATGTACATCCTTCTCTGTGGCACTGGTGTAGGCTTCAGTGTTGAGCGTCAGTTCATCAGCAAGCTACCAGAAGTACCTGAGTTGTACGTTAGTGAGACAACGGTAGTAGTTAAGGACAGCAAAGAAGGTTGGGCTAAAGCACTACGTCAGGTACTTGCACTACTGTGGGCAGGTGAGATACCTAAGTGGGACGTAAGCCAAGTACGCCCAGCGGGTGCAAGGCTCAAGACATTTGGCGGTAGAGCAAGTGGACCTGCACCTCTTGTAGAGTTGTTTCACTTTGCTGTGTCAACATTCAAGACTGCACAAGGACGTATGCTATCAAGCATGGAGTGCCACGATCTTATGTGCTTCATTGGTCAGATAGTAGTTGTCGGTGGTGTACGCCGTAGTGCTATGATTTCATTGAGTAATCTCTCAGATGATCGTATGCGTCACGCTAAGTCAGGTGCATGGTGGGAGAATAACAAGCAACGTGCCTTAGCTAACAACTCTGTATCGTATACTGAGAAGCCTGATAGCTTATCATTCATGCGTGAGTGGATGGCATTGGTTGAGTCAGGCTCAGGTGAGCGTGGTATCTTCAACCGTCAGGCATCTAAGGTACAGGCAGCTAAGAATGGACGCCGTGATGCAACGTATGAGTTCGGAACTAATCCATGTTCGGAGATAATTTTAAGGCCGATGCAGTTTTGTAATTTAACAGAGGTAGTTGTACGTGCAACGGACAGCATTGGTGACCTAGAGAAGAAGGTTCGTATGGCTACCATCCTTGGTACTATCCAATCATCGTTCACTAAGTTCCCCTACCTACGTAAGATATGGCAGAAGAACACAGAGGAGGAACGCTTACTAGGGGTATCTATGACAGGCATCATGGATAATAGTAGGATGACAACAAAGAATGCTGGCTTGGAGAAAACACTTGAGCACCTTAAATCTATCGCCGTTATTACTAACGCTGAGTGGGCTGAACGCCTTGGCATCCCTGTCGCTACTGCTATCAGCTGTGTTAAACCTTCGGGCACAGTATCACAACTGGTTAATTCAAGTAGCGGGATACATGCTCGTCACTCACCCTATTATATTCGTACTGTTCGTGGTGATAACAAAGACCCATTGACACAATTTATGAAGGACCAGAAGATACCTAACGAGCCTGATGTAATGAAGCCTGACCAGACTACCGTGTTCAGCTTCCCTATGAAAGCTCCAGACGGTGCAATAGTTACTGCTGATATGACTGCCATTGAACAGCTAGGGATGTGGCTAGCCTATCAACGCTCGTGGTGTGAGCACAAGCCATCTGTAACTATAAATGTTAAAAACAATGAGTGGCTAGAAGTAGGTGCCTTTGTTTATAAACACTTCGATGAGATGTCTGGTGTATCTTTCTTGCCCTTTGATGAGCACACCTACCAGCAAGCTCCTTACCAAGATTGTAGTAAGACAGACTACAAAACCCTTCTGTCTTGTATGCCAGATAAAATTAATTGGGAAGAATTATCTGACTATGAGAAGGAAGACAACACTGCAGGCAGCCAAACACTCGCATGTTCTGGTGACTCCTGTGAAATCGTAGACCTAGTATAAAGGAAATAACATATGACTTTTCTATCAGCCGCAATCATAGTACCCGTAGTAGTATTCTTCTTAGGCACAGCCCTAACGGAGGTAAATGCTGCAATCACAGACCTCATTGAACCTGAGGTTACCCAAGTATCGGAGTAGTCAAAGTGAAACTAGAACAAGAAGCACAAGAGCACATCCAATCTAAACGTAAAGAGTTCCTAAATGAATTAGCTGATCGTATGGAAGAAGTGGAAGTGTTTATAAGTGACAACCTATGGCCCTGTGATGAGAGATCCAAAGCCCTAGATAGGTACACAGAGACATTCCTGTGGGCTAGATACTGTGCTGAGATGCATGGGCTTAAGTAAAACTAAAAGGGGCAGCACTAAGCTGCCCTTTCTTTTGTCTAACTTATTGTGATGCTTTTACTGCTCTAGCTAAATCATCCTTCTTTAAATCTAGGTAGGTAATTAAGAAGTTTAATTGATTTTCATTTAACTCTGTTACATCCATGTCTAAATCTAACTCCTTTAAGGCAGCAGATACAGTACTTTTAGTCTTGCCTGCAGTGCCCTTACTTAAGTTGTAAAGCTTAAGTGTCCTAGTATCCTTAGGGTCAAGGCTACCCTCAAGAACTTTTATTATATTATTCTTGGCATTAGACATAACGGCATCAAGGATTTTTGTACGCTCCTGTATCGTACCTGACTTCCACGACTCACTGTTTATAGCCTTCTCCGCACCCATCTCTACGAAAGATACCACGTACTTGTTGATGTCGTTCCTTACCTCAGGAATGAAAGACTTTATTTGAGTGCGCCACTTAGGTCTACCTATCTCATTATACATACGCTGAATAGATGTCTGCCCCGGCACCTCTCTATAGCCAAAGATGCGTCCGATGGGTGCCATAGCACGATCTCTAGTTAGTGGGTCAAACTTCTCTTTGGCAAGTTCCGTACCCGTTAGTACTGTAAAAATTTGATCTACATAACGAGCCGACTTGTTTACAAACTCTGACCCATCCTTACGATCAATAGGTATGTAGTCTTCACCCCTGCTTATGGCAATGATCTGATTGAGAGGATCAAAAGGGCGAGAGAAACCACTGATGTACATAGAAGCTGTATCATTTGCAGCTTTAACTAATCCATCTACAATGTCTGGATCTTTGTTTGTAACTATATCCTCAAAGAACTTAAAGGAAAACTTAGCTGAATCATTTAGCTGGCGTGTAAGATTTTTAGGACCAAATACAGTTACGACTTCTCGCCACATATCAGGAGGTACTACACCATCACGATATAGGTGGGCACCCATACGACCCATAGCTTTATAGTAACTTAACGGAAAGTCATACGCACGGTTCTTTATTGATCCGTCACTAGTTCTTTCTTCAAATAAACCCAAGCCCTCTTCCATGTTATCCATTTCACGAGCAGTCAT